CTGCCCTGCAAACGAATTCCTAATGTTTCAGGAATTGTCCCCTCCGCGCCCTTACGGGCTGGACGTGGCTAACCTAGCCACGTCCATGTCCAGGTTTTTATGGGCGGACCTGCGGCCGCGTACTGTCCTGGTTCACAACGAGCGTTGGTTATTGCTAACCTATTCTCATAATGAACCGTGGCTTGCGCCTTTTCTCGACTCAACTCCTTCCTAAGGAGTTCCCCCCACGAGGGGGGGCGCTTCTGTATAACAGGAGAGCGAAGTGTGAGAATACGATGTTCGTATCGCTGAAGGTGCTTATTATAGCGCCTCCGAAATACGACATCATTGCTCGCGCCCGGAGTAACCTGAATTGTGGCCGGAAGGCTCAACTCAGTCCGGGGATACAAATATCCCACCGTGTCCTCGATTACTCGAATAACGGAATGGGAATCCTCGTATCCGAACTTGGCTATGATTTCATTAGCCAAATCTGCACAAGTTTCGAGACCAGTACTGGACTTTGACAGTACCTTCCTGACCCTAATCGGAGTGACGTCCACACCATAGTGGTAGTCGCCTCCGCAGGATTCTCGAAAGGGTCCCGTCACAAAAGATTTGGTACGATTGACCAAAAGGCCAATCGCTTCCAATCCCACCATGATGTCACTCGCTTGAGTTGCATCACAGATTATGTCGTCCCCATATACGTATACGGGCAGCTTTCGGCCACCCATATATCGTGTTGTTGCCACCGCGCAGGCCCAAAAGACCAGCGCTTCAACTGGAAAGCAGCAAGCCGACCCCATAGGGGCAAACTTGTTGAGCTTCACAACCATACCGTTCGGTAGGACAGTCTCCTCGGAGCGACAAGCTTCGAGGCATTCGACCCAGTCAGGAGGAAAAACACTCCTGACTAAGTCTAACGATACCCTATCGGATGCGTCTTTCAGGTCTAGCGTCGCAAATTCACCGGTTATAGAACCGGTGCGCGCTAATTGCCTGTTGACACGTTGATCAGTAAAATTAATCTGACCTCGTGTATAATGGTTAGTCTCGATCGTATCGTAGAGCTTTCTCATCAAACCTTGCTGAATGTACATTAATTCAGCAGGCTCGCATGATATGACTCGTGGACCTCTCGAATCCTTCGGCACTAAACAAACACGTGCCTTAGGCTCCCGGACAATGGACAACTCCAGCTTATCTAGCTCGTCCGCGACGTGAGTCGCAGAAAAGTAAAAATAAGTAGGATAATCAAAAACAGCGTCAAGCTTAGGATAATACCTAAGCTTATGCCACTTATCTTGATTTGGAGTATGGCAGGCGGTTGCACCGCTGCCATGGCAGGGACGTATCTCACGAGGATCTGAATACAAAAGGATCCTGGAGATAAGACCTCGCATCTCATCGACGAGGACTCGCGGAGAAATAATCCTCTCCCGACCTTCAATACTAGAAAGTCGAATAGGGACTTGCGAATCGAGGGCGACGCTAAGCAACTCTTGGTCAGTCCTAATAAACTGATCCAGAAATTGATCAACCAATTGTTCATCGTACGGAACCTCCAGTTTATAGAATACGTAAGATAATTGTCTCACGCAGTCTACGGCAACTGAGTTACCGTCTATCGCTAATCGGACAGCCGTCCCTAGGAAATGGGGAATGCCATCTCGGTCAGTTTTAAATTGACTGGGAGCCTTCCACTCGTTTGTAGAGTGAAAGGTGTCCAACGCCTTGCCTAAAAAAGGCAAGACTCTAGTGAGAAACGCTAACCCTTCGGATTCCGCTCTAAGCCTAAAGGTATGAATGTCCTTTTCGGTGATAAAGCGTGAATAGCGACGGTTATACGCTAGGTTCTCCCACAAAAGGAGAAGGCTTTTCAGGTCACCATTAATCATGGATTCCTCCAGAGCATCCCTAGTACTCAACCGTGTTCCCATCAGTATGGTTAACACGAAATGCGCCAACCATACCCGCTACATTAGAGCCATACTCGCCGCGTCCGTCTTATCAGACTTCGCGGTTAAGCACAGCCGTCCAGTTTGCGTTCGATCCACCTTCAATCGCAAAGTCAATCAATCGATTAACTTCTTCGATGCAGATGGCGTTCGTCAAAGCGGTGTTCTGGGGCCGGACCTGCACGATATAAGTGCTGACGGTTCCGGGGACACCAAGAGCGTCGATCTCAGTTCGATCGAGCCGCACCTGGAGTCGGTGTTCCCCATTCTTTCCCGTGTCGTGTGACACGCTGAATTTCTTCTCGTTGGGCGGTGTTAAACCGGCAACGGAGAAGACCGACTTGGAGTCGTCTGCGAAACGTTGCGTATACACAACAGTGTTGGTATCGACGTCTGTCGCAGAATCCTTGGAAAGAGTCTGTGTGTTGGCTAGCATAAGCTTCAGGACCTCCCCCACGAAGGGGTTT